TATTGAGCAGTATGTCAGGGTCATTGGCATAAGCCACGACTGGCAAAACAACGAAAAGCGCATAAACCTATCTCTTGAGCGTTTGGACTTCAGCCTCTTTATTTTGAATGACCCTGTATTGGGTATTCTTGATTCAGACCGCCTAAGCTTCTAGTGCTAAACTAACTAAGAAAGAACTAAGGAAAACAATGTCAAGAAAAGTATTTACCGCTGGTGAAGTTCTAGCAGCAGCCGATGTAAACAGCTTCCTAATGGATCAGACTGTGATGAGCTTTGCTGGGTCGGCAGCACGAGGATCTGCCATAGCTGTTCCCGCTGAAGGCATGTTTACCTACTTAGAAGATTCTAATATTGTGTCTATCTACGATGGCAGTAACTGGAAAACCTCTTTAGCGCCTACTGGTTCTATTCTTCAAGTGGTGACCGCAACTACAAGCACCACCACAAGCACCACTTCAACTGTAGGCGTGAATACCGCTCTTTCGGTTTCTATAACTCCTCGGTCTGCATCAAATACAATATTAGTTTATGCTTTTGCCGAATACATAACTCACAGTAACTTGATAGCTCTTTCGACACTAAACCTGAGAAGAAATTCAACTATTTTAGGCGCTGAAGCGACGCTTTACTTTGGGACTAACGGAAGCGGAATAGTTGCACCAGCCTCTAATGGAATTTTAGACAGCCCTAACACAACCAGCGCAGTTACTTATGGTACTTTCATAAAAACTGGTAACGCAGGAAATACTGCAACCGTACAAGGAAGACAAAACATAATCGTAATGGAGGTAGCCGGCTAATGGACATCAAAGTAATTTTGGAAACAAACTACCCTGGCAAAGTCTGGTCCCTTATTGGAGATTCTTACTCTGGTTTACATTGGGAAGACGAATCTGATAAGCCAACCCAGCAACAACTAGAGTCCCAATGGGAGCAAGTTGAGGCTAAAGTTGCAGCTGCCGAACAAGCAAAGATTGACGCAAAGGCATCCGCTATTGCCAAGCTCGAAGCTTTGGGTTTGACTGTACAAGAGGTCGAGGTAGCTTTCGGGCTAACTAAATAATGGCTGAGGAAACAACTTCGGTTCGGATTACTCAAGCTGATATCTACAAGAAGCAACTTGAGCATGGCGAGATTCTAATAAAGGTCTTGCAAAAGCTAGACCACCTTGACGATGTGCCTGAGCGGATAAGAGAAGTAGAACTCACACTTGCCAGGCTTGCTTGGATTGAGCGCATCGCCTACACAGGGCTGACAGCCTCAGCAGTAGCAATCATCGGTTTACTAATTAGCACACTAGGAAAGTAAGAATGTCAAAAGCACAGCAAGCAATAGACGGCGTACAGGGTAAAGACTGGAAAATAACTAGCGCAATGGGTAACCGCATCCACCCAGTAACTAAAGCCCCTAAGCATCACAACGGAACTGACATCTGGAGTCCACATGAGCCTTGCTGGATTGAAGCACCTTTTGACGGCGTTGTTGTTGAAGCTCGCAAGTCAACTGCTGCTGGTGGTGGATTCGGTAACTTTGTCACCTTGTCGCACAAGATCAACGGCGAGGATTATGTGACTGTTTACGCTCACATGCTTGACGACTCAATCAAGGTAACTCAAGGTCAAAAGATTACCGCTGGGACACCTTTGGGCAAGATGGGTTCAACAGGTATGTCAACTGGCAAGCACCTACATTGGGAGCTTCAGAAAGCTAAGAAATACGCTTGGAACGCTACCGGTCTAAACTTCATCGAGCCTGTTGCTTTCTTTGATGCTCTTATCAAGCTAGAGGCTGTCAAGGGAACAGCCAAGAATCAGACCCCTGCCGATGCACCTGCTGCCCCTGCCCCTGTTCATGGCAAAGCCCCACAAAAGGCTGCACCTGTTCCACCTAAGCCACCGGTTGCACCTGTATCGGTTGCTGGAACTTACACAGTAGTCAAGGGTGACAACCTAACTAGGATTGCTTCGCGCAACGGAACTACTGTTGCCGAGCTGGTAAGAATCAACGGCATCAAGAACGCTAACCTCATCAATGTTGGTCAGGTCATCAAACTACGCTAGACAGGTAGAGTTTGCTTCAAAAACTTTCAACAAGGAAAAGCCTACGGATAATCTCTGTGGGCTTTTTACTTTTCTTTATGGTCTGGCAACCAACCCCTGCCTACGCCGCTCAAGCCTCAGCCATCGTTACTTGTCAAGACCCAGCAGGAACTACTCAAGAGTTCAGAATTGGATGGAATAATGAAAACGACTACTTCTTGGATAAAGGCAACATTGCCCAGCATTACTGCGAGGGTGGTTTTGCTGGTGAGTTCACCGGCTTTGTTAGCGCTGTATCTCTTGACGGCAGCGAGCTGGATTCTGCTCTGCTTTACCATCTTGGTTATAGCCCTACTCCCAGCCCTGATCCTGAACCAAGCCCTACGCCTAGCCCAGAGGATTCACCTAGCCCTGTACCAACACCTGATCAGGTAGAGCCAACCCCAGAGCCATCGGTTGAACCTAGCCCTGAACCTAGTGTCGAGCCAACACCGGAACCGACACCCGAGCCAAGCCCTGAGCCTACTGTTGAACCTGAGCCTGTTGTCGAACCGACACCTGAGCCTGAAGCAACCCCTGAGCCAACAGTTGAACCCACGCCAGAGCCACAACCTACCCTAAACAGCCCTGTAAGCCCCGTACAGACGATTACGCCCGAAACAAGCCCATCACCTACCCCAACCCCTGAAAACACGCCTACGCCGATTCTAGAGCCTGAACCTGAGCAAAGTTTGATTGAAAGCATCGCTGACCTGCCTTTACTAGCGTTAGAACAGGTTGCTAAACTTGTAGAGAACCTACGCTCAATCGGCTCAGACATGAGTCCAGAAGTGCGAGAGCAGTCGCAACAGGTCATTGTTGCCTCTGTGATTGTCACGCAGATTGCTTTATCAGGTAGGAAGTTTTGAAGTTTCTCAAAGACCAACTAGATCAGTCTTGGACCATTCTTGGCTTGGGCATCGCTTGGGTAGTGCTTGAAGGCTCTGCCAAGGACTTTGCAGGTTGGGCAATTTTGGCAACGATGCTCATTTGGGCAGCAACTTACCCTTTACGGAAGGACTAATCTATGTGGTTAGACATCGCTCGCAGAACCCTAGCGGTTATAGTTTTGAAGGTTACCGGCATCTTTGTCGGTGGAGCAGTTATCGGTCTTGAGGTCATCCAGGCTGTTGCTATGGCTGCCTTTGCTGGTGTGATTGATGTGGCTCAAGAGCTATCGCGCTCATACCTAGCCGATGGAAAGATTGACGCTGACGAGATCAACAAGAGCTTTGGCAAGATTGCTGACAAGGGCAACACCCCTAAGGATTCCTAAGCTTTACCCTTTCCTCATAGGTCGTTCCACCCCAGATGCCGTGCATCCCTGCTGATAAGGCATAGTCAAAACACCTTAGCCTGACTGGGCAGTCGTTACAGACTTCTTTGGCTACCTTGACCATTGACCTACGCACTTCTGGGTCATGCTCATCCTCTGGAAAGAACACCTCTGGGACTGAGGCACATTGAACGCCATCATTGTTTCTTATTGCTTCTTGCAACTCAATATATTTGCGCTCAATCTGGCGTAATGTCATAGGGTAACCCTAGAGTAAAACCATGAGAAATAGCAAAGCCACGCTGAGAGAGTTAGCGCGGCTTTGCGACAAGGAAAAGAGAGGGAAACCTTGCCAGTAAATAAATTACCAGCAGAAACTAACGAGTTGTTTGATGCAGTCCTACTAGGGGACTTTGCTAACGGCAGTCAAGAGTGGCACGATCTTAGAAACGAGCCAGGTGCAGTCGGTGGCTCAGACATCGCTGCCATCACCGGTCTAAGCACTTGGGAATCAGCAATTACTAAGTGGGCAAAAAAGACAGGTCAGATACCTGATGAGGTCACACCAAATATGAGCATGAAGCTCGGCACAATTCTTGAAGCACCTATCTTGAACTTGTTTGCTAACGAGCATCCTGAATTAGAAATCTATGAAACAGGAACATGGGCGAATAAAGAAAACTCTTGGGCTAGGTCTAACCCTGATGGACTTTACAAAGATGCTGACGGCAACTGGGGAATCATCGAGGTAAAGTTCTCACGCGATTACTGGAGTGGTGTGCCACAGGCTTACCGCGCTCAAGTTCTTTGGTACATGAGAATCTTTGGCATCAAGCAAGCTAAGTTAGTTGCGCTCGCAGGATCTAGCTACATGGAATTTGACATTGAGTGGGATGAGTTTGAGGCACAGACACTTTGGGATGCTGCCGTTAGGTTCAGACAGGCTTGCCTAGATATGAAAATGCCTTACTGGGATGGAAGCAACTCAACCCTAGAAACCATCAGGGCGCTATCACCTGGCATTGTTGACACAGAGGTTGACCTTGACGATCTAGGGATGCACTACATAAACGCAGTTGACGAATTAGAGAAGGCTACAACCAAAGTCACAGAGCTAAAAGCTAGAGTTATACAAGCAATGGATGGGGCTAAACGAGGTCTAGTCTTTGGTGAGCATCTGCTCAGCCTTAGATCAAGAGCTGGTGGAGCGCCGTACTTACACACAGAGAAAGGGAAATAAATGGCACAGTTCAACCTAAACGATTATGAAACAGTAGAGCAGCGCATCAAGCGATTCTACAAAGACAACCCAGAGGGTCGCATAGTCACCGACAACATCACCACAGTTCAAGACCGACAGGTTGGCACTTGGGTAACTAAGAGCTACATCTACCTAAACGCTGATGACCAAGAAAAGAACTTGCCAAAGGCAACAGGTCTAGCGTTCGAGGTTGACTCAGCTAAAGGTCCACAGGCAACATCGGCATTAGAGGTATGCGAAACGAGCAGCATTGGTCGCGCACTTGCTAACGCTAACTATTCCGGCAACAAGAGGGCTAGTCGCGAGGAGATGGAGAAGGTTGCGCGAGATGCAAGACCAAAAGCAACTGCTCAAGACTGGATGGTTATGGCTGAAGCCTTAGGCAATGACATCGAGGGTTTACGATTGTTGTATAGCCAAGCTAAAACAGGTGGCGCAACTAATGACATACTCGACAGGATCAAGGCAATAGCTAATGGACTTACAGGCAAAGAGGATTCTGCTGGCCTCAATTCTTGAAACCCAAGAGTGCCTACAAGAACAATTTGAGATAGGCGACTTCGATTCAATAAGTATCATCTGGAAGTTACAAAGAGAGAAAGCTGAGAGGCTAAAAAATGGAGATTATTACACCAGGCCACATAGTCGAGGA